ATAATCACTTGAACTTATACATTTTACTTCATAATAATATTTTCCAGTTTTAGCTCCTATAGTTCCAAATAAACTTCTCCAGTTATTATCAGCTCCACCTGAATATAAACTTCCTTCTATAAGTGTAAAGCTATCTGCTTCAACATCTACAGGATTTAAAATAGGAAAATTATTACTTGGATTATCTTCTGTATTTGTAAGTGTACCACTAGCAACTGTAAAATTATTTGTATTACCTGATTGGTCTGTTACTGAATTACCATCTTTTAAAATAAAGAAACCATTAGTTCCATATGTAACTGAAGGACTGGTATTTATAGACCATTGTCCTGATGTTGAATCAGTTGAACCGAAAGTACTTGCAGGATATGCTAAACCATCAATAAAATGATAATGAGACATTAAACCTTCAAAATGAAAATTAGAAGTATATTTACCTCCATCACCAATTAAAAAAGTTGCACCACTTTCATTAAAACCTACAATACTACTAGGATAAGTACTACCTGTAAGTGTTTGTTGTTCACCATTTAACCAAATTTTTACTCTATCTGTTGAAGTAGATTCAGTACTATCTATTGCAACTGTTAAATGATACCACCCTGTAGGGTCTTTAAGTTGTGGAGTTGCACTTACTGAAACAAAAGCTGAACTACTTGTTACACCATAAACATTTATTTTATCATCACCATCAAGTCTTACCCAAACATAATTATTACCATCAGTATATGCTTCAGCTAAAATTGCATCTCTACTACCAACATCAATATCTTTACCAGTTCGTTTAAACCAAGTTGATATTGTACATTTTGTAGATAAAGTAGGTGAACCATTTGTTCTTGTTAATTTAGTTGCCATTAGTTAAACTGTCCTCCTCCACTTGCACCAAATGATGATGTTAAACTAAATGCTCTATCAGCAGTTTGTCCTTCAGCATCTGTAGCTCTTAAAGTAAAATTGTATGTTGTTGGTGTAGTTGAACTTCCACCGAAATCTGATGTTGTAATTGCTCCACTTGAACTATTTAAAGCACAATTTGCTTGTGAAGCATTTGTTAATACTGATGTTGTTTCAGAATATGTAATTGCTGAATCTGAACTAGCAGCAACTGTTGTAACTGTTCCAGAAAAATTACCAGCAATTGTTCCTAAAGAACCTGCTGATGTTGTCCATGTTGGTGCATCCGAAACTGTTAATAATGCCGAAGAACTTCTTACAGCATTACCATCATTATTTTCAACTCTAATAAAATAAGTTCCATCTGTAGTTAATGTAAAGGTTGCTACAATTGAAGTAGCTGAAGTAAATGTAATACTATCTGCTGATGTTACACCACCTGTAGAATTAATTGCTTCTACTTGTGGAATTGATATAAAATTAGTACCAGTTATTGTAACTGCTGTAGCTGTATTAGGAATTGTTGAAGGAGATATACTAGAAACAGTTGGTTTAGTTTCGCCTACTGTTACAGAACCACCTAATGCAACTGCACTACCATTAATTGTAATAGAATTACTTGCTAATTTTGTTGTAGCTATAGCTGCTGAAGCATTTACATCAGCATTAACAATTGTTCCATCATTTATTTTTGCAGAAGTTACAGCATTAGCATTTATCTTTGCTTCTTCAACTGCATTAGTTGCAATCTTAGATGCAGTAATAATACTGTCTTCAATATCACTTGATGTTAATGCTGCGTTAGCAGGTTTTCTGCCTACATATGCCATAGAAATTATTTCCTTGTCTTATTATGCTGAGATAGTATCTACAACACTTGTAATTATATCAACTGAAGAAGCTGCTGAAGCATACGCTTTAACTGCATCTCCACTCATTAAAACAACTTTAGAACCACCATCAATTAATTCCAATGAACCACCTGTAGGGATAGGAGCATCTTTAATTATATAATAGTTTGTTGAACTGTTCTCTACATATACAGTAACATTAACTGAACTACCAGAAGTATTAGTACATCTAACACCAATAATAGCATCATCAGAATTTGCTGCTGCTCTTAATTCTGTAGGAGAACCAGAGTTGTTGGATATATTTCGTTGTAAAGTTCTTTCAAAATCTTGTGCCATAGAATTATCCTAATTATACCTATTTTTTACCTTATTGTCAACAGAACTTAAAGTGCAATAGCCATTGCTACAGCAAATCCTGCTGAAGCTCTACCATCTATTTGACTTTGTATTCCTGAAGTTACACCATTTAAATATCCATATTCAGTATTATCTACTGAACCATCTCCAACTAGGTTGGCGTTTAACCTGCTAGAAGAATCTATTGTAGCTTGTTTTGCATCTAATTGTGTTTGTGCATTAGATGTTAAGCTATTAATATATTGAAATTCTGTACTTGTTACTGTACCATCAGCTATTTTAGTAGCATCTATACCTGAAGATAATGTTGTAACACCATCTTTATCTGAAGTTATTGCACCACTTATAGCTTTATTTTTCCAAACACTTGCTGCATTATCATATATAAAATAATTAGCATCTGCTAAACTAGCAAGTGTAACATCTGTCATTTCACTTAACTGGTCTCTAGCAGCTTGAGAATTATCTACATATGCTGTTGTTGCAACTTTAGTTGAATTATCTCCTGCTGATTGAGTAGGAGCTGTTGGATTTCCAGTTAAAGCTGGAGAAGCTAAAGGAGCTTTTAAATCTATTTGGTCTTGAGCATTACTTGATAAAGAATTAATATATTGAAACTCTGTACTTGTAACAGAACCATCTGCAATTTTAGTTGCATCAATTGCTGCTGCAGATTTAATATTTGCATCTTCAATATTTGTAATACTATTACCAGTACCATCTGCATCTATAGTTTTATTTGTAAATGTATTTGTACTTGATGCTGAAACATCTGCATTTAAAGTTACTGAACCAGTAGTACCACCACCAGATAAACCTGTACCTGCAACAACTGCAGTAATATCTCCAGTTGGAATTGTAGCTACTTGTGTATCAACATAAGCTTTAATAGATTGTTGAGAAGCAACTTTTGTAGCTGAATCAGATGACATATTATCTTCATCTAAAAACGCTGTACCACTAATTCCTGTATTAAGTACTGGACTTGTTAATGTTTTATTTGTTAGAGTATCAGTAGTTGCTTTTCCAACTAATGTATCTGTAGAGGTAGGTAATGTTATTGTTCCAGTATTTGAAATACTAGAAATTATTGGAGTTGTTAAAGTTTTATTTGTAAGAGTTTGAGAACCTGTTAATGTTGCAACTGTAGAATCAATTGCAAATGTCATTGTCTGAGCAGAACCTGTAGTATCTATACCAGTTCCACCAGTTAATGTAAGTGATTGAGAATCTAAATCAATTGATTGAGAACCTCCACTATCACCTGAAAAATCTAAATCAGCACCACCAATTTGTGCATCAACATAAGTTTTAATTGCTTTAGCTGAAGCTAATGTATCATCACTACCTGAAACAGATGTTAAATCTGTATCAACATCTGTAATTGCTGTAGCAGTTCCAATTACTAATGCATCTAAATTTACAGTTCCATCAAAATAACCATCTTTAAATTCATGAGTAGATGAACCTAAATCAATATCATTATCTGTTGCAGGTTTAATTACACCATCTAAAATATTTAATTGTTCTACTGAACTTGAAGCAACATCAATATAAAATTTTATATGGTCGTTAGAAGTATCTATTGAAATTTTATTTAATGGAGTAGCTAATCCTGCATCTCCAATTAATCCTAAGACTGGACCTTCGGCTGCTGTGCCATCATGTTTGTGTCCAGTTGAATTAGAAAAAGCTGCTAGAAGTTGATTATACTCATTATTAAATAATGATGCATCAATTGTATTTCCATCAGCTATTGTACTTTGTCGTGTATATCCTGCCATATTATCTTCTTCCTCCTGCTATAAATGATACAAACATTCCATTTACTGAATATCCTGCGTCAGTATCATCAGTAAAGAATCTAAAACTATTTGTAAATCCACTACCTGTTACTAAAACACTTTTACTTGGTAATGTAGTTGCACCAAATACAGATGAACCAAATTGAGAAGTAGCTTGTCCAAATAAAGATGAACTACTTAAATTACCTACAGAAAATTGTCCAGGTTGTGGAACATCTGTAGAATCAAAATCATATCTAATTCTTAATTTTAAATTATTTTGTGTTCCTTCTGGTGAAATATTTGCTTTAACTTTATATAAACTTTTTCTTAAACCACCATCTCCATAATCCATATCTGGAGTTTGAAATCTTGCATTAATATTTGAAGTATCAAAATTATTACCAGTATCTAATTGATAAATAAAACCAGTATCATTTGAACCAAATTTAACTTCTTCATTAGAACTATTTAAATCAGAAGCACAATGTTTAACTTCCATACCTTTAGATTCAGCCCATTCAAATGCAGGAATACCATTTTCATCAAATTTAAATGTTCCTATAATTCCCATTTGACTTGACTTAGCTTGTCCTGAATTGTGATAAAATAATCTATATTGACTTCTTTCTCTTATCACCATACTTGATAAAGCAAACAAAAAT